TTATTTAGGTGCCTTGCGTGCTTGGTTTCCAATTTGGTCGGTTGTGGTTTCCAATTCACGTTCTGTTCTCGTTCCGCGCACGGCGCTGCGTCGGTCCCATTCGCGGGTGTAGTGGGCTATCTCAGAGAGGCTACGGTGCCCGGTCCAGGCGCCGATCTGCGAGGTGGTGGCGCCTGCGTCGGCCAGTGCCACGGCGCGCGCCTTTCTGAGGCCGTGCGCGCTGCGTTCGAGTCCTATGGCACGACAGGCGGCTGAAATATCCTGGCCTGCGCTCTTGTGCGACCTCGGGCGTTTCCGGTTTGTCTGCAGGAAGGTCAGCCCGCCGGACAGATGCGCGACCGCCTCCTTACAAAGCTCCCTATCCTCCTCCATATGCGCGGCCCAGTCTGGGAGGGAGCAGGACCAGGGAACATAGGCCATGTCGCCGGTCTTGGATTGGCGAAAGCAAAGGACGCCGTCCTTTTCGACGTGCTGAGGGCCTATCATCACCACGTCCCCGATCCGTGCGCCGGTCCAATAGGTCAATTCCATCACGGCACGGGCGGTGGTTCCGATGCGGTATGCGTTGCGGAAAGCCTTGATCTCGGTTCGCGTCCAGGTCGGATGCCCGGTGGACGGGGCGCGGCGCGGCTTTTTGATTCCGTGCGTTGGGTCTTCGATAATCCAGCCCATCGGAAGGCAGATCGCAGCCCAGACGCGCCAGGCCTTTAATCGCGCCTCCGGGTTCTCGGCTTGCATCACATCGGCCCGGACGTGACGGGTGGCAATGGCCGCAGCTTTGACCTTCCCGGCTTTCTCTGTGATCCTCCCGGCCTCTCGCTCGATGATCGCACGGTACCCGCTGCTGTAACTATGGAAACTGTCAGAGGCGAGTGCGGCATTCCATGTGCTGGCGAGTGTCCCGGCGGCGGGTTTTTCCACTTTCGCGCCGCGCGCGGCCTCGGCCCATGCCGCGATGAAGTCCGGGTGGTCTTCTGCCAGGTCCGCAGGCAGCGGAACCAGTGCCGTCTTTCCTCCCCTGCGGGTTCGATAATATGGGAGTCCAGTGCGCGGATGCCTCCACAGTCCCTTCAATCTGACACCCCGAACGCTACGTCGCACGCCGCCTGATCCTTTTCCCCTACCGTAATGGGATAGGATGCTCCCGGCGGCATGACCTTGTAAACCCGCCCGCCGCTCTCGATCACAATAGGGCAGCCGGTATCGAGCGCGACCTGAGCGGCCTCACGAAGTGCCTTTTCGGTGAGCGGACGGTGAGCGGTCATGCTGCGGTCTCCTGTTCCAGGGCGTAGCCGCCCCACTGGTCAGCGGCGGCGTTCATCATGCCGGGGAAAGAGCGGCTTCGGAGACGGGCACGTTCGGGGCCGGGTGGCATCCGGTGGACCGCGTTCCAGCGTTTCCATTCGTCGGAGTCGCGTTCCGGCTCTGGCAGGCGGTCTGTCTCGACCAACTCGGGCAGGCCGCGCAAATACCAGCCGGTGGATTTGTAGGCCGGTTCGCCGAACCAGAAGGGCTGCACCATCTGCGGCGCGGGCAGGTCTGCTGGCATCCGGTCGCGCGCCAGGTCGTTCATTTCCGGGTTCTCGATGGCCACGCGCGGGATCGGCGCGGCCCAGCAGGCGGTGAAGACCTCGACGCCGGTTTCGAACTCGGCCCGCATGTCGGCCCAGCTACGCCCCTTGGGCAGGCGTTTCGGCGGCGTCCACTTGCCCGCGCCGCTCATCCACCGGCGGCCAGAGCGGCAGAGCCTGGTGCAGGGCGGGTGCATGACCGCCAGCAGATCCCAGCTCTCTCTAAGGATGCCGTCACGGATGTCGCAGCGGATGTGCCTGTTGCTGCCATCCTCGGCCGGTTCGATGTCGCAGGACCAGACGTCATGCCCGCGCGCGGCAAAGGCCCGGCGGGCGATCCCGGAGGTCTCGCAGCCTATGAGGACGCGCAGGGGTGTCACGCCGCCTCTCCTTCAAGTGTGGCACGCAGGGCGTGGGCGTCTTTGCGTTCCATGGGATCGGTGCCCTGACGTTCGACCAGGCGGCACGCCTCGATCACGGTGGCGGTGTCCTGTGAGGCGATGTCGGCCAGGACGGCGCGGGCGTACCAGAGGGCATTTGCACCTTCGGTCAGGGCGGGGCTCATACCGCACCGCCTTTCAGAAGGGCCAGCTTGCGGCGCACGGCGGCGCGGGTGGCCGGCAGGGCGCGGAGACGGGCGGCCTCAATCTCGTTGGCGGGAGTGGGGCCAATCACCGGCCGGTGGTGACCGGGCAGGGTGCTCAGCCGGTTCAGTTGCGCGGGCTCGATCGCGGCGCTGGTTCCGTCCTCCAGCCGCTGGCGCTCTTTCAAGCGGAGCCAGGCGTCGATGGCGGCGATGGGATGGAACGCCCCGGAGGTCGGTACGATCAGGTCAGCGGTGAAGTCACGGGGAATGCGGGTCATGAAAAATTCTCCGATTGAAAGGGGTGGGCGGTGGAGGGGACGGCGGGCGCGCCTTCCAAAATGCGGCGAGCGGCGCGGAGCCAGTTGGTTGGCAGCTCCCCGGGCGTCTCGGCCACGGCGGGCACGCCGAAAAGCTGCACTTCGAACAGGACCGGCGCGTAGTCGCGGGCGTCCTCGGGGACGCACCAGAGGCCATTGTTGACGCAGAGGTTCCGAAGTTGGAGCAGCCGCGCCTCTGGGCTGACCTGGGCCAGCAACTCGATCGCCGCCGCGATGCGGTTGTGATCGATCGCTGGTGCTGGCGGAAGGCCTGGCGTGGGTCCGTGAGTGGTGGTCATGGTGGGCCTCCGTCAGGATGTGGTGGCGTCGCATAAGCAGGCCACAAGTTGTCGGGATTTGGTGATGCGTGATAGCGTCAGATGCAGGGCGCGCGATTCCAGCGCGCGCCCCGCCACATCCCCTTCGGGGGAGACACCCAAAGGAGACATGATCGAGATGAGTTTGAAGATCCAGCAAGAGCAATTTGACTTTGCGCAGGACAAAGCGACCTTGGCGTTGCGTGATGCCGGTGGCGGCATGGTGAGCGTCATGGTCAAGGTCGCGTCTTCCGGTGATCAGACAGAGTCGGCCCTGAAAGCGCAGGCGAGGAAGGCTGCGAAAGCTTTGCTTCAGCAAGCGATAGACGCTCTCTAAGAGAAGCGATCTCCTCGCGTAGGGTGAGGAGATCGTCCCGCGTGTTGGCGTTGTCGCCCCACGCGCTCGCGATGAAGTCTGACAATCGATCGTCTAGTGCCTGAATTTTCGTTTCGAGACGCTGAATGTCGTCGCCGTTGCTTGAAGCTGTTTCTGTCACTATGGCCTCCATCCAAGTCTCCGCCATGAGGCGGGTCAGTTTACGCGCCAGGCGCGTCGCCTTGCGACGCTGCCGAGAGGACTGATAACGGCCAGAATATGGGGAAACTTCCCGAAGTCAATTAATTATGGGGAAATTTCCCTAAATCTTTGATGTGAACCGCTGCTGCGTGCCATGCTGATTGCGGTGGCGCCGCTGTGGCGCGCAAAAGAAAAGCCCCGCTCGAGGCGGGGCTTTGTCGTGGTTCATGGGTGGGGCTCAGCGGCAGTTCTTGCGGGCCTGTTCACGTTCAATCGATTGCAGGTGGCCCTTGGTCACGGCGATTGCGGTTTCCTTGTCGCCGCCGGACATGCTGGACAGGGGCAGGCCCAGGAGGAAGACGCCGACTGCGTCGCCGGTCGCTGCCTTCTTCTGATCTGCACTGAGGTTGGCGAGGTTCTGGTCGTGCTGCAACTTGGCCTCTGACAGTTGCTTGCAGGAGTAGCCGCGATACTCGTTCGTACCAATGTTGGCAGCGGCGATGTTCTCGGGCTTCTGCGCGCAGGCGGCGATGAGGGTGATGGCGAAAAGTGAGAGGATGGGTTTCATGAACAGTCCTTCGAGGTGGCAATGCCGCCACTTCTCACGCTCGCGTGAATGGAGTGCAAACGGCCTGATACGGACTGTGGCAAAATGGCAAAGAAAAACCCCGCGCGGGGCGGAGTTATGTCGTGGCTGGTTGTCGTGTCATCTTATGGCGAAGACGCCCCGGGCAAGAATGCCTGAATTTTTTGCGCATACCCGATCAGTGCCGCGATAACTGTTAGTGCCACCAAAACCGACGACACAATAAAGCCCTTGCTCGGGAGGTGGTCAATTTTCACTTCGACTGTGCGCATTCTGTCCCGCAGGTCCCGAGCGTCGGACTTGAGATCGGAAAGATCGGCACGCATATGCTCTGCCGTCGCTTCAAGTTTGGCAACTCTGGCTTCCATGCCGCCTCCTGGTGGCTGACCGCCGCTCCTCGCCCTAAGTTGGTCGGAAGAGGTTTCAACGTCCTTTATCATCTCATTTAGCGACCGCTCTTGTCCAGTGAAGTCGTGCAAATTGTCGCTATTCGGCATCGCTGTCGTCCTCAATCGGAGAACCAATTTCACGGTTCGACGTGACATACCCCCGTATCCAACTTAGGACGCTTTGCATGGTGTTCTTAGCATCGTTAAGCTCGTCCTTTTCGCCTGCCGAAGCAGATGTCGCAAGCGACAAGCCGGCCACCGAAAGGTTGACGCCTTGATAGATGGCCTGTCTCAATACGTAGGTTTCCATTTCGAGCTTGTGGATTTTTTCCTCCGCTTCTGCGAGGCGTTTCGCCAAGTCTTCAATGACTTTTGTTTCGGCGCTCATAGTTTCCTCACAAGATCCGAGGGCCAGTGCAGGCGAACTGGGGCGGCCCATTTCAGCCGGATGCCGTACATCGTCGGGCTGGTGTCATTGAAACTGTGCAAGTCGAATGTGCCCTCATCACGGCCCGCGCGCACCAACTTCACCCAGCCCATGCCGGTTTCATCTTCGCAGACGCAGCGTTTGCCGATGGCCTCGATCGGAACGCCGTCGTGGCTGTTGCGGGTATAGAACAGCAGGTCACCGGCGCTGTAGACCGGTTCCATGCTGTCACCTGTAATCTCGACAGCGACGATGCCGGAGGTTGGCAAGCCCGGTGGCGCTTCAATCTGTGGCCCGTCGCCCTTCTCGTACGCGTCGAAGACCGGCACCTGGGCGCCCGCGCCGACCCTGCCCGCGATGGTGATGGTGCGCTGGCAGGGCAGGCCGTCTGCCGCTGACAGGATGTCTTCAACGGTGAGGTCAAGCGCTTCGGCGATGCGGAGGGCATTCTCAAGTTTCGGCGATGAGGCTTTCTTACGGTATAAGTCGCGGATGAAAGACGTACCTAGCCCGGCACGCTCGGACAAGGGGGCGTCCTTCAGGCCCCGTGCGGCCATAACAGCCTTTAAGCCAACAAGAAATTTTTCCGAGCGCTCCATGGCGTTAGGATGCGGGGGAAATTTCCCGCGCGCCATCGGGAAGTTTCCCGTTGACGAGATCGGGAAACTTCCCCATTTTTCCCACATGGAACAACTCATCTCAGAGATCGAGGCATATGCGCGCGCTGTCGAGCGCACGCCGCAGGCGGTGCTGCGCGCGGCCATCGATGCCGGCGGACGTGAATGGGAGTCGTGGAAGGCTGGTCGGTCCAGCCCGACGCTGGCCCGCGTCGACCGGCTGCGCGCCTTTATGGCCGCGCATCCGCCCGAGACGGAGGATGCTGCATGACCCGCCCGCCCGAGTTTCCGCATTCGCCGATGGTGGTTGTCTATGCCAATAGCTCGGCCCCTTCCGCAGATCGGGGCAATGGGACCCGCCTGAAAGCGGATCATCTGCGCCACGCGGTGCCCCTGGCTGAACGGCGGGGCAATGTGTCCGGGGTGTCTGTTTCATACCCTCAGCATGGTCAGGAAAGCAGGGTGCCGTCATCCGGAGACTTCTCCGGAGAATATTCCGGATCGCGCGAGACGATCCTGCGCCAGTTCCGCGACCAGACGCCGGCGCGCTGGATGTCCTTTCTGCATGCGCATTTCTCCGGCGCGCAGGAGGTTTCGGCCTTCTTCGATGTCGACGAAAAGACCGGGCGCAACTGGTGGAACGGGGTCGGGCGCCCGACCGTGGACAAGGCGCTGTATGCGCAGATGTCCTTTCCGGGCGGGTTCCAGGATCACATGTTGCCCGAGGCCGGGCGGTGGGCTGCGGAATGATGTGGCTGGCCGGATACCCGATCGCGCAGTGCTGCGGAAAGTTTTCCGGAAAGTTTTCCGGAGAATTTTCCCGGATTATGAGTTTTGCTCATATCGCCCTGACAACGTCGAATCCCTTGGGCGCGCGGGGTCATGTCGCGCCACCTGCCTCCCTGTCAGACTTCGGGGGGCGCCTGTGCCGCGCCCCCCGCTTTTTTCGGCGGGCGGCATGAGCGGCAATCCGACAATTGCCTTCGGGCTGGCCGTGAGTTCCGTTGCCCTTGCCGCGAAGTCCGGACGCTTGACCCTGCGCGACAGGGTCAACTTTGCCGCCACCGTCCTGCGGCAGATTCCCGAGGATCCCGAGGCCTGCGCCGCGGTGGCGGATTTCCTGGTCACGGTCGAGGATCACCCGATGGCGGCGGGCGCTGCCTTGCAAGCTTTCCTGGCCGATTGGCTGGATCGTGTCAGCCCGCGCGAAGCGGAGAGTGTGATGCAGGGCGAGGATGCCGGGCCGCTCTTCGACTGGCAGGGGCGGAGGGACCTGCAATGATCGCCGCCCGCTACGCCAGCCCCGAGGCAGAAAACGCCCTGCGCGCGATCTGCACGCATCTGTCCATGACCGGGGCGCAGGATGAGAACCTGGCGCTCTGGCTGCAGGAGCTGCAGGCCATTGCCGAGGATTGCGAGAATTGCGCCAAGCCGATGGGCGCCATGCTGGCGAGTGCCGAGGCCCTGTGCCGTGCCAAGGGGCTGGACGCACGGGCGGCAGCGCTGGGGCGGCTGCGCGCCGAGGTGCACCGCTACTACCTGGGCGCCGCGGGACATTGGGTTGAGGCTTGGCGCGAGACGCAGGCCGGCGGGGTGCTCGAATGACCTCCACCACCACGGATCGCCAGCAGGCCGAAACCGAACGGCGCATGGCCGTCGAAGCCGCGATCGAGGATTGCCGGGCGCGCTCGATCCGCGAGGTTGCGGCGGAGTTGCAGCTTGGCCTTGAGGAAAAGTCGGGCTGGCTGTCCGGTCCCTGTCCGGTCTGCGGCGGTCATGACCGGTTCAACATCAACACGCGGGACGGCGGGTTCTTCTGCCGCAAGGGCTGCGAGGCGCGGGGATCAGGGCCGATCGACCTGGTCATGGTGACCCTGCGGCTGGAGTTCATGGACGCGGTCCGGGAAATGCACGGCGATCTGCCCGAGAAGGTCACGCAGGAAGAGCTGGACAGCCGGCGCGCGCAACGTGCCAAGGCAGAGGAAAAGCGCGCGGCGGAGGCCGAGCGGCACCGCGAAAAGGCGATCGAGGGCGCGCACGGGATCTGGACCCGGGCCAGGGGGCAGGGGATGCAGCCGGTGCGGGACTACCTGGCCCTGCGGGGCCTCACGCCGGAGCGGTTGCCGGAACTGCCCGGGTGCCTGCGCTACCTGCCCGACCAGGCCTATGTGCTGAAACGGGTCGTCGATGGGCGCCGCGAGCTGGTGACCATGCATCGCGGCCCGGCCATGATCGCCGCGATCCAGGGGCCGGACGGGCGCCTGACCTGTGTGCACCAGACATGGTTCGACCTGTCCGGGCCGAAGGGCAAGCCCGAGATCCTCTGGCAGGGCGAACGGCAGCGCAACAAGCTGACCCGGGGATCGCAGCGCCGCGCCGCGATCCGCCTGATCACGCCGGATCGCTTTGACACGCTGGTCATGGGTGAGGGCATCGAAACCACGCTGACCGCCGCCGTCGCCTGGCGCGAGGCGCTGGGGCCGGAGGTGGCCTATTGGGCCGGGATCAGCCTGGGCCACATGGCGGGCAAGATGCGCAAGATCCCGGGCAAGCGGTATTCCGGCCTGCCTGACATGGCCTGCGAGGACGGGTTCTATCCGCCGCCCTGGGTGCGTCGCCTGATCTTCGTCATGGACGGGGATTCCGACCCCAGCCCGACCCGCGCCAAGCTGGAATGCGGAATCCGCCGGGCCATGCGCCTGACACCCGGCCTGCGGGGGCAGATTGTCCCGGCGGGCGAGGGCGTCGACCTGAACGATTTGATTGCGCCGTCTTCCCCTGCGGAGACGGACACCGACCCAAGATAAGCCCGGAAAGAGGCAGTCATGACAGGCATCGAGGACGTGCGCGCCACGCTGGACGCGGCCGAGGACGTGACCCCGCCCGAGGATTGGGCGGCACCGGAGGATCCGGGCGGTCCCGGTGACATGCCCCCACCGGGGCCGCCCCATGACATGGGCGGGCCGGATGATCCGCCGCCGCCCGAGGCCGAAGGGGCGCTCTTGCCCCTCAATGACACCGGGAACGGGTTGCGCTTCGCGCTCTACTGCGGGGGTGAGGCGCTCTACGTGCCCCGCGTCGGCTGGCACATATGGGACGAGAAGCGCTGGAAGCTGGACCCGGACGGGATCGCCGTGCGGCGCCATGCCCAGACCATCCACGACCGGATCACGAAAGAGATCCCGCACCTGCAGTTGAAAGAGGCCGAACAGCGCAAGCTGGACCGGCTGGGCGACGTGCGCGCCGAACTGCGCGACCTTGAACACCCGAACGACCGGATGAGAGAAGAGGACCGGCTGGAACGGCGCGGCAAGCTGCTGGAAGAAAAGGATGCGCTGAACGGCGCGCTCTGGGGCAAGGGCAGCAGCCGCCAACGACATCTGACCTTTGCCAAGTCGGCGGGCAATTCCAACGCGATCAAGAACATGCTGACCGAGGCGGTCACCAGCCTGCACCGCGACGTCGAGGACCTAGACGCCGACCCGCTGACCGTGAACACCGCAAGCGGGCTGCTGCACTTCAACGTGGTCGACATGCGCGAAGAGGGCGGTGGCAAACAGGCGGAGCTGGCCGTTCTGCCCCATGCACGCGAGGTCACGATTCCCGGCCGGAACCGGGCGCAATACATCACCAAGATGATGCCGGCGGACTACGATCCGGCGGCGACCTGTCCCCGGTTCGACAAGTTCCTGGCCCGGGTGCAGCCCGATCCCGATATGCGGGCCTTCCTGCAGCGCTGGTTCGGCCTGTCGATGACGGCCCTGCCGGTGCAGAAGTTCCTCTATTGCTACGGCATGGGCGCCAACGGCAAATCGCTGCTGACCAACCTGATGCGCCGGATGATGGGCGACTATGCCACGATGGTCCGGATCGAGAGCCTGACGGGCAAGAACCGCAAGTCCGGATCGGATGCGACGCCCGACCTGATGCGCTTGATCGGCGCGCGCGCGGCCATCACCAACGAGCCCGAAGAGGGCGAGCGCCTGCAGGAACAGAAGGTCAAGGAAATGACCGGCGGTGACGAAATGCTGGTGCGCAACCTGCATTCCGACTTTGTCGCCTTCACGCCCTATTTCAAGCTGGCGTTCACCGGCAACCACAAGCTGGAGATCCGCGGCACCGATGACGGGATCTGGCGCCGGCCGCTGCTGTGCCCCTTCGACGTGCAGATCCCGGAAGGGGAACGGGACGAGAAGCTGGGCGATGCGCTGTTCTCGGAAGAGCGATCGGGGATCCTGAACTGGATGATCGCAGGTCTGCTGGATTACCTCGAAGGCGGTCTGCAGGAACCGGCGCAGGTGGTCCAGGCGACGGAGGATTACCGCAAGGACAGCGACCCGCTGGGCGACTTCCTGGCGACGGGGTGCGAGATCGACGGCGGCGGTGATTTCCTGCCTGCCCGCGAGCTGGTCGAGGCCTGCTATCTCTACCTGTTAGAGAACACCAGCCACGCATGGCAGCCCGGGAACCTGCAGCGCAAGCTGAAAGAGCGGTCGGGCAAGTACATGCACCCGGCGACGGGCAAGACCTATACCCGGCACAAGAAGAACGGGACTTGGGGTTATTCCGGGATCCGGCTGACCAAGGACATGCGCGCCCGGCTGGAAGACGCCCCGCGCGACGCCAAGGGCCTGCCCCTGATCCGCAAGGACAGCGGCGGGTCCGGCGCGGGCGAGGATTGGGGCACATGAGCTTGCCCAAGGATTACTGGCTGCTGGCGCCGACGACGGCCGCGCGCAAGGCCGAGCTGGAGGACATGATCCTGCAGGCCCAGGCGTGTGGCCACATCCCGACATCCGGATTGTCGACCAACGTCGAACGCCGCGCCTGGCTGCAGCAAGCGCGATCGGCGGAGTGGGATCGCCGACAAATGTCCCGAAGGGCCGCGCCGGTGCGCCGGTCCCCCTGCGAGATCCCGGCGCGCGAGGTCAACGCCTGGCTGCGCACTCTGCCGCCTGACACGGGTCAAACGCCATGACCGCGCGGGGTGTGAGCCGCCAGAGCGCCGCCCGCACCCCGCACCCCTGCATCCTCCAATCCGAAAATTCGGGGCAGAAGTCCCGAGTTCTGCCCCGAACGGGGCATGTCTTGGCGCGCGGGCGATCATGGGAAATCCCGCCGGATCAAGGCGTTGATGCCTTCTTGGGGCAGGTGGGGCGCTTGGGGCAGCTTTTTGCGGGTTACACACACGCGCGAGACTGCGGGGGTCCGGGGGTGGTGTTGCTCGTGTGTAGGGTGAAATTTTGCGCCCCATCTGCCCCGCGTGCCCCGCCGTCCCGATTTCACCCGTGTTTTCAGCGCTTTGCCGGTTCTGCTTCCTGCGGGAAGTTCTGCCCCGTCTTGGTGCGTTCTGCCCCGGCTGCCCCATACCTGCCTCCCTGAAATCAACATCTTGCTTCAAAGCCAAAAGAAGAGACGAAATATGGAATTGAGGACCGACATGAGCACGAAACCCAAGCTGTCCGACCGGTTGCCGGAGGTTATCTACGTCTCGCCCTTCGGCGTGGCGCGACTGGATTGGCCCTGGAACGGTGGCGGGCGCGCGCGCCTTGCCGAAGCGGATGCCCGCACCCGGGCACGGGCCGATGCGGCGGGTTTGCCCGGACGGGTCAGCCCGCATATCGCCGCCGCCCCGGCGCGCGGCCCCTGCATTGCCGAGGTCCCGCGCGAGACGGTGATGACCGCCAGCGGGCCGCGGGACCGCCGCGCATCTCCGGTCGGGTTCGATCGGCTGCGGGTTGGCGATGCCTTCGACGTGATGGAAGAGCAGGCCCGGCGCGGCTGGCCGCGCGTGGTCGAGGCCGCGCGCAAGGCGCATCCCGACGTGGTGGCCAAGGCCCGCGCGCGGCACCAGGCGCTGGACGCGGCGCGGGTTTCGCGCGGAGAAAAGCCTGTCCGGTTCCGCCCTCCCAAGTTCGTTGAACCGGCGTTCGAGCCGCCCTTCACGCCCGGGCAGGTGGCGGCGGCGCGGGACTACGCGGCCCTGACCGAGCGGGTCGCATCTTCCGGCGTCAAATGTTCTTCGGTCGAGACGGTCGGGGGCGGCGGCGGTGGCCTGTCCGAAGCGGTGGCGCGGGACATGATGCGGCTGGCGGCGCTGCATCGGCGGATCGGTGACGGACTGGCCAAGGATGCGGTGCGCCCGTCGAAAGGCGGGATGCGATCGGCGATCCGGGTTCGGGCGCTGGTGGACCAGGTCTGTCTTGGTGGCGCGACGATTTCCCAGGTGCTGGCGGCACATGGATGGGGCGCGAACAAACGGATGAGGGCCCTCTTGCGTGAGGCTTTGGGCGCTGCACTGGACAGGATGCGGGGGTATGATCTGGTCCGACCGCAAAATCTGCCTTGACACGAAGGTTCGCCGGATCTTACGACTATGTCATCATCACGAAATGCGCCCGGGGCCGAGAGGTCATCGGGCGCTTTGCGTTTTATCCATCCAGACAAGAGGGGCAGGCATGGGCAGGCTGGCAGGTCGCGGCCTGCCGGGGCGATTGGGTTGTGCGCCTTCGCGTGTGACCCCTGCCCCGGAGCGCCGCGCGGAACCGGGCGGCGATGCCTGGCGCAAATGGTACTCGACCGCGCGATGGGCGCGCCTGCGCCGCAAGGTGCTGGCCCGCGATCTCTGGGTTTGCCAGGCCACCGGCGTGGCGCTGGTCTCGGGCAGGACCGCGCCGAATGCGGCGGTGGTTGACCATATCCGCCCGCACCGCGGCAATCCGGCCTTGTTCTGGGATGAGCGCAACCTGCGCGCGGTCTGCAAGCAATGGCACGACAGCGAAAAGCAGCGCCTCGAGAAGCGGGGCCTTGCCTGACCGCCTCAATGGGGAGGGGTGGGTTGAAAGTCGCAGGGGACTTTAGACGGAAACCGACCGCCCCACCACCCGGAGATTTTTTTTTCATGAGCGATGAAAAACCGACCCGCGACCTGTTCGGGGAGCTCACGGTGATGCCCTCAGGGCGCCGTGGGCGGCCCGCTCACCAGAGGAGCCAAAGCGCGGCAAACCGGGTGATCCTGGGCTGTGCGGTGGGTCTCAGCGTCGAGGAGATCGCAAAGGGGCTCGGGGTATCGGAGCCCACCCTGCGCAAGCATTATTTTTCGGAGCTCAAGATGCGGGACATGCACCGCACCCGGCTTGACCTGGCGCGGCTCGAGACGCTCGCCACCCAGGCGCTCGCCGGGAACGTGGGCGCGGATCGGCAGTTGCAAAAGATGGTCGAGCAATTCGACCGCCGCCGGCAGGCGCGCGAGATCGAGGGCAAGCCGGCGGCCGCGCCGGCCGAGAAGCTCGGGAAGAAAGCCGCGGCGCGGAAGGCCGCGGAAACCGCCCTGCAAGATGGCTGGGGCGGCGACCTGCAACCGGACAACTGGCACTAGATGGCCGCTCAGGTTGAGGGCGGCGCCTGGTCAACGGCGGTGCCCGATTGGGAGGAGCGTCTCCTCGAGGGCCGCTCGCTGGTGCCCGATCTTCCGCTTTTCGAGGCCTCGGCCGAGAAGGCCCTGCGGATTTTCAAGCGCCTGAAGGTGCCCGATCTCTACGGGACGCCGACCTATGGCGAGGTGTGCGAGGAGTGGGTTTTCGATTTCGTGCGGGCGGTTTTCGGGAGCTATGACCCCGAGACCCGCAAGCGGATGATTTCGGAGTTCTTTCTCCTCATCCCGAAAAAGAATGGCAAGAGCGCCATCGCCGCGGCGATCATCGTAACGGCCGCGATCCTCAACGACCGGCCCGAAAACGAGCTGATCCTGATCGCCCCGACGCAGAAGATCGCCGGGATCGCGTTCAAGCAGGCAATGGGGATCATCAAGCTCGATCCTGTTCTTGGCGGGCCTGACGGGTTCGGCCGCGAGGGCGGCATCTTCAAGACGGACAAGAACAAGCACGAGATCACCCATCAAGTCACGGGCGCGGTGATCCGCATTCTCTCGGCCGATGGTGATGTGGTCACGGGATCGAAAGCCGCTTTCATCCTGGTGGATGAAAGCCATGTGCTCCTCGCCAAGGCAAAGGCGGCGGATATCATGATCGAGCTGCGCGGCGGCCTGGCCTCGCGGCCCGAGGGCTTCCTCTTGCAGATCACGACGCAGAGCAAGGACCGGCCAACCGGGGAGTTTGAAAAGCAGCTCAACACCGCCCGCGCGGTGCGCGATGGCACGCTCGATCAGCCGCTCCTCGCGGTGCTCTACGAGCTGCCGCAGGCGATGGCGGAAAAAGAGGCCTGGCGCGATCCTGCGACCTGGGGGCTGGTCAATCCCAACCTCGGGGTTTCGGTCGATGAGGGGTTTCTCCTCAACGCCTTCCGCAAGGCCGAGGATGAGGGCATCGAGGCGGTGGCGAAATTCGCCTCGCAACACCTCAATGTGCAGGTGGGTCTCGGGCTCAAATCCGGGCGATGGCTGGGCGCGGATTACTGGCTGGGCGCCAAGCGCGAGGAGATCACGCTCGAGCATATCCTCGAAACGTCCGAGGTGCTGGTGGGCGGCCTCGACGGCGGCGGCCTCGATGATCTTCTCGGTTTCGCGCTGATCGGCCGCCACGCGAAAACGAAACGGTGGCAGGCCTGGGCGCGTGCCTGGGCGGATCGCGCGGTGCTGGGACTGCGGCCCAAGATCAAGCCCGAGCTTGAGGAGCTCGAGGCATCCGGCGATCTGATCCTTGTTGACAGTCTCGAGGATGCAAACCTCGAGATCGCGGCGCTCTGCCGCCGCATCTACGATCTGGGGCTGTTCCCCGAAAAGGCGGGGCTGGGCTTCGATGCCTACGGGGTTTCCGCGATCCTCGACGCGCTCGAGGCCGAGGGGCTGGACGGCGAGCATGTCGTGGCGGTGGGCCAGGGCTACAAGCTCAAGGGCGCGATCCAGAGCGCGCCGGTGATGCTCAAGAATGGCCGCCTGGTGCATGGCGGCCAACGGCTGATGACCTGGTGCGTGGGCAATGCGCGGGTGCGCGCGACCACGGCGGCGGTGATGATGGACAAGAGCGAGGCCGGATCGGCCAAGATCGATCCGGTGATCGCCCTCCTCAACGCCTTTCAGCTCATGGCGATGCACCCGCAAGCCGCGCCGCGGCGCGATCTTTCGGACGTTATCAACAACATGGTGGTGCACGCATGATGCGATTTTTCAAGGCGGCCCTGCGCGGTATCCGCGCGGAGGTGGCCCTGGGCGGCGAGGGCTGGGAAGTGATGAGCGGCACCGGCCGCCCGCTCTCCACCGCTGGCCGTCGATCCAGTGCCGGGCCGATGGTGAGCCCCGACACGATCATGAACCTCTCGACGGTCTGGGCCTGCACCTCGGCCACCGCGCAGCTTGTCGCCTCGCTGCCCTGCCATCTTTACGAGCGCGGGCCGAACGGCCGCCGCACGCGGCTGGATGATCCGCTCGCGGCGATCCTCTTTGATCGCCCGAACACGACGCAAACCGGCGTCGAGTTCTGGGAGGGCGCCATCGCGCAACAGCTCATCGGCGGGAATGCCTATGCCCGCCGGCTCAAGGTGGGCAACCGGCTGGTGGGGCTCGAGCCGCTTCTCGACGTGACCCCCAAGCGCAAGGGCGGGGGGTTTGAGTATCAGGTGCGCGAGGCAGGCGCCCGCACCCGCGTGCTGCCCGCGTCCGAGGTGCTGCACCTGCGCGGCTTTGGCGTGGGGGGCGGCTTGGGGCTTTCGGCCGTGCGCTACGGGACGCAGAGCTTTGGCGCTGCCCTGGCCGCAGAGCGGAGCGCGGCGCGGGTGTTCTCGAATGGCTTGCAGCCCTCGGGCGTCCTGCAATCCAAGGACACGCTCACGCCAGATCAGCGCGAGACGATGCAGGCCGTTCTTGACCGCTACGCCGGATCGGAAAAGGCCGGCAAGGTCATGGTGCTCGAGGCCGGCCTCGAGTTCAAAACGGTCCAATGGAACCCCGAGGATGTGCAGCTCCTCGAAACCCGCCGCTTTCAGGTCGAGGAAATTTGCCGCTGGTTTGGCGTGCCGCCGGTTGTGATCGGCCACGCGGGCGCCGGTCAAACGATGTGGGGGACGGGCGTCGAGGCCATCCTGATGGGCTGGCTGCGTACCGGGATCAACCCGATCCTGGTACGCAACGAGGCCCGGCTGAATGCTGAGACGATCCCGCCCGCCAAGCGCGGCAAATGGTTCTGGCAGTATGACCGCGAGGCAATGCTGCAAATGGACAGCAAGGCCAAGGGCGTATTCCTGTCCACAATGGCGACAAGCGGCACCATGACCGCAAACGAGCGGCGCGAGCGCCTCGGCCTCGAGCCTCACAGCGACCCGCAGGCAAACGACCTCCTCGGTCAAACCGCCCTGGCCCCGCTGCGCGATCTCACCAAAGAGGATTAACCCATGCCCGACATGCCGCCCCTGACCCTGGGCGCGCGCCCTGACGTGCGCGCCGATATCACCACCCGCGCAATCAATAGCTGGGATGCGTCCCTGCGCGCGGCGGTCGAGGATGAGGCCGCGATCTCGATCCTTGACCCCATCGGCGCCGACATGTGGGGCGACGGTGTAACCGCCAAGCGGATCGAGGGCGCCCTGCGCCGGATCGGCGGCCGCGCGGTCACGGTCAAGATCAACTCGCCCGGCGGCGACGTTTTCGAGGGCGGGGCGATCTATGAGCTCCTGCGCCAGCATAGCCGCGACCGTGGCCCGGTCTCGGTGCATGTCCTGGGGCTGGCGGCCTCGGCCGCCTCGATCATCGCAATGGCGGGCGATGAGGTGCTGATCGGCCGCTCGGCTTTCTTCATGATCCATAATTCCTGGGTGATCGCGGCCGGGAACCGCAACACCTTTGCCGAGGTGGCCGAGTGGCTGGCGCCCTTTGATGAGGCGATGGCCGAGGTCTACACGGCGCGCACCGGCCAGGACCGCGACAAGATCGCGGCCATGATGGACCGCGAAACCTGGCTGACGGCCGCCCGCTCGGTCGAGCTGGGTTTTGCCGATGGCTACCTCGACGGCGCCGAGCTGACGCATGACGGCGCCGATGCCGCCGCGCGCGATCACCTGCGCGCCGAGAAGCGTTTTGACCTGGTGGCCGCGCGGGCGGGCATCGGGCGCAATGACGCGCGGGGCCTCCTGCGCGATCTGAAAGGTGACTTGCCTGGTGCGGTCACAACCGGCTTGCCTGGCGCGGCCGATATCGAGGCCGAGCTCGCGGAGCTCCTGGCCGATCTCAAATCCTGAAAATCGGAGAACGATATGAAACACGTTCCTTTCAACGTCATGGCCTCGGCCATGCGCGCCAGCGCGCCGGCCGGTGTCCTGGGCAATCCCCGCGCCGATGCGGGCAATGTCGCGCAGATGCTCGCGGATGTGAAAGCCTCGGTCGCAGGCCTGCGCGACGATGTGATGAAAAAGGCCGAGGCCGCGGTCAAACAGGCAGAGAAGGGCGAGGCGCTCTCGGCCGAGCTCAAGGCGCAGATCGATGAGATCATGCCCAAATTCAACGAGGCCAGCCAGGCGCAGGCCAAGCTCGAGGGCCAGCTCGAGGCGCTCGAGGCGCGCACGCTGGATGTTGAACAGCTCGCGGCCTCGGGCGGTCGCGGCGGCCAGGCCGTGCCGAGCGCCGGTGCGGAGCTGGGCGAAAGCGACGATCTCAAGGCCTATATCGAGGGCGGGCTTTCCGGCTCGCTGACCTTCAAGCCGCAGGCGGCGATCACCACCGCGGACACCTCGGGCGCGGCCTGGTCGGAGCGCGAGACCCAGCCGGTCAACATGCCGCGCCGCCGGCTCCTGATCCGGTCGCTTCTCGACGTGGTGCCGGTCGGTTCCAATTCGCGCGAGTACCTCAAGCAGACCACCCGCACCGACAACACCGGCATGGTTGCCGAGGGCGGCACCGCCGCCGCTTCCGATTACGGCTGGACCAAGGCCGATGCGGTGGTGCGCAAGATTTCGCATGTGGTGCACCTGAGCGATGAGGCGCTCGCGGATATCGCATCGCTGCAAGCGACCGTGGACGGCGAGCTGCGCTATGGGCTGGACCTGAAAGAGGAAACGCAAATCCTCGCGGGTGACGGCACCGGGCAAAACCTCTCGGGCCTCATCACCGAGGCCACCGCCTTCTCGGCGGCCGCGGGCCTGCCCGATACCAACCGTCTCGAGCGCCTGCGCCTCGCCATGCTGCAAGTCGTGCTGAACGATTACGCCGCGGATGCAATGGTGCTGAACCCGACCGATTGGGCGGCCATCGAGCTGACAAAGGACGCGGACGGCCGTTTCATCATCGGCAACGCGGACAGCCCCGCCGGGCCGAGCCTGTGGCGCCTGCCCGTGGTCGAAAGCAACAGCATGACCGCCGGTTCCTGGCTGGTGGGGGCCATGTTCATGGCGGCCACGCTCTACGACCGCCAGGAGAATGAAATCCTGATCTCGAGCGAGCACGGCACCAATTTCGTGGACGGCATGAAAACCATGAAGGGCAGCAAGCGGGTGGCCCTCGCGGTCAAGCGTGCGGCCTCGCTGGTGACGGGTGATTTCACTTTCGTCTGATCCTGGTGATCGCAACAGCCTGGGGCGGATCACCGCCCCAGGCCCGCAACCCCTGACAGGAGGCCCCGACATGGCCGAGAAGTTCCTGCGCATGACGCGCACGCAAACCGGCGATGCCGGCACGTTTCACGCGGGCCGCATCTACCGCGAGACCCCGAAAACCGCCAAGGCCTTGGCCGCCTATCTCAAGCGCGGCTTTGCCGAACCGATCACAAAGAAAGAGATCGCAGCCCTCGAGGCGGCCGGCGGGGTGGCCGGGGCCGCGGCCGCAGAGGCCAAGGAAGCCGAGGCCAAGGCGGCGGCCGAAAAGGCGGCAGCGGAAAAGGCCGCGGCAGAAAAGGAAGCTGCCGAGAAGGCGGCGGCCGAGAAGGCCGGGGAATAACCCGCCATGCTCGAGCTCCTGACAGAGCCGGCGGCCGAGGTCATGACCTCGGCCGATCCGATCCTGCGCGCCCAGCTTCGCCTCGAGGAGGGCGAGACCGAGGAGGACGCCTTGATCGATGCGCTGGCGGTTTCGGCGCGGATGCATGTCGAACGCTATGCACGGATCGGGCTTTTGCCGCAGACATGGCGGCTGACGCTGGGATATTGGCCCGCCTGCGCGCTGGCCTTTCCGCGTGCCCCGGTGCGATCCGTCGAGGCGGTGCGCTACACGCAAAGCGACGGCTCGCAGGCGGTGCTCGATCCGGCCGATTATGAGCTGACAAAAGCCGGCCCGACTGCCGGGCTCGCGCCGGCGTTTGGCAAGAGCTGGCCGGCGATCCCGCATCGCGGCCGCGTTGAGATCGATTTCTCGCTCGGCTATGACGATGCCGCCGCGATCCCGGCGCCGATCAAGCAGGCCATCCGCCTCGAGGTCGCGCACCTGTTCGCAAACCGCGAGGCGGTGGCGCAGGGCGGCCTCGCGCCGATCCCGCTGGGCGTTGCCGATCTCCTCGCGCCCTATCGGCTTTTCGTATGAGCGGCGCCGACAAATGGCGGCGCCGCCTGGCCTTTGATGCCCCGGCGGCGCCGACGACCCGCAACGCCTTTGGCGAGGATGTGCCGGACGGCTGGACGGAAAGCCATGTCACCCGTGGCGACCTAATCTATCAGGCCGGCAGCGAGGCCATCGCGGCCGCGCGCTATGCCGGGCGCCAGGTGCTCAAGGTGAAAATCCGCACCGGCACCGGCGCCCGCGCCATCAAGGTGGGCTGGCGGATGCGCCTTCTCGCGAATGGCACGACCTGGGATGTCAAGGAAGTGGACGCGATCACGCAACGGGCTTTCGTGTTCCTGGTGATCGAGGGGCCGGTTTCGTGACCGTCAAGCTCGACGTGAAAGGCTTTCGCGAGATCGAGAAGGCCCTCGCAAAGCTGCCCGCCTCGACGGCCAAGGGGGTGGCAAAGCGCGCCATGCGCGCCGAGCTCAAGCCCGTGGCCTCGATGGCAAACGCGCTTTGGCCGGGGGCGGATGATGATGTTTTCAAGGTGGGCAGCAAGGTCAAGGGTGGCCAGCCGCAGCCAAAGCGCGGCCGGTCGATTGTCAACTTGCATGTGGGGGCGGTGAACAAGCCCGAGGCGCACCTGATCGAATGGGGCACCGGCCCGCGCAAGCATGAAAGCGGCAAATACGTGGGCGCCGTTGCGCCGCACGCGATGCTCGGCCCGGCCTGGGACGCAAACCGGCACGGGATGCTCGAGGGCCTCGGCGCACGGCTCTGGGATGAGATCGCCAAGACGATGGCCCGCCGCGCAGCAAAGGGGAAATGACGCAATGGCAATCGCAAGAATTACGGTTACGCCGCGGCGCTGGTGGACATGCACCGGGCTTGTCGGCGCTGCCCTGGCCGCGGGCGGGCTCAAGCTGGGCCTGCCCCTGCGCTTCTTCTGCAAGATCAAGGTTGACTGATGGAAGAGGAGCTTCTCGCGCTCCTCTCGGGCGCCGTGGCCTGGCGGGTTTCCTGGGGCGCCCTGGGCGAGGATGACAGCCTGCCGCGCGCCGCGATCTACCGGCAGGGCGGTGAGCGCGATCACACGATGCGCGGCCCGGCGGGCATGACCTCGCGCGTTCAAATCGATTGCTACGGCAAGACCTTTGCCGAGGCCATCGGCGCAAGTCGCGCCCTGCGCCAGGCGCTCGAGGGCTACCGGGGCGGCGTGATCCTCGGCGCCTTTCTCAAATCGGTGCGGGATGACCTGCCCGAGGACGTGGGGCCGCTGCGCCGCGTCTCGATGATCTTCTCGGTGGTGCACCGGGATTAACCCCGCGGGCCTTGCCCGCATTTCCTGACAAGAGGAGAGCCAAATGGCTGAATCTGTTTCTACCATCGGCTACGGCGACAAGCTGGAATGGTCGACCGATGGCGGCACCACCTGGACGGAGGTTGCCGAGCTGAAAACCTGCGACGTGCCCGCGCATACGGTCGAGAAAGCCGAGCGCACACACATGAGCTCGCCGGGACGTACAAAGGAATATACGCCGGGCCTGCGCGACCCGCAGGACGTTTCTTTCGCCTTCAACTTCAACAGCACGGATTACGCTGCGCTCTACGCGCTGGAAACCGCGGGCACGGTGGCAGACTGGCGGCATACGTTGGCGACCGAGGACGGCACCGCCACCGGGGCGATCTACGAATATGCCGGTTTTGTCGAGCTGGCGGGCGGCGCCCGAGAGGTCGAGGGCGTGGCCGAGGTCACGGCCACGATCAAGCGCACCGGCGTTGCGACCTTCACGGCGGCCGCCAGATGCTGGGCGAGGTTCCCCTGGGCGAGGGTGAAAATCGCCAGGTGCTCAAGCTCTCGGCTTCGGCAATGGTTCGGATCGAGCGGGCGCATGATGCCGGCATCCAGAAGGTTTTGGCGGACATGCAATCGGAGGAGAACGGCTTTTCGGTGGCGCGCTTCATCGGCCTCTTTACCGAGTTTCTGAACGCCGGCAAGGGCGCGAGCGAGGAGGAGGCGCTCGACCTCATCGACGCGGTTGGATTTGCGCCGGCCGTGGCCGCCTTTGAAAAGGCCTGCGAGGTGGCTTTTCCGCAGGAAGCGCCGGGAAAGCCGACCCCCCAGGGCAAGCGGAAACCGGCCCGCAAGTAATCGGGCGGCGCCAGGACTTCGGGCGCCTTCTCGAGCATTGGGTGGCGGCGGGGCAAGACCCCGCCGCGCTCTGGGGGTACTGCCCGCGCGAGATCGATCACATCCTGCGCGGGGCGGCCTATCGCGATCAGGCCCTGGCCTGGCTCGCAGGCCGATATGGGGCGGTAGGGTTCCACCATCCGCAAGACTTTCCGAACGCACCGAAGTTGATCGATTTCGCCCCGCCCGCCTCGGGCGTCGAGGCCGAGATCGCGGCGATCCGCCGGCGGGTGCGCGTCGAACACGACACCAGACAAGCGAGGGGCGATAATGGCAATTGAGATCGGCGCGCTGCGCGCGCTTCTGAGCCTCGACAGTGCCGCTTTCGAGCGCGGCGCCAAGCGTGCCGAGGCAAGCATGAGCGGGTTGCAGCGCTCGCTGGCCCGCGCCTCGCAGAAGCTGGGCGAGATCGGCCGCAAAATGACCACCCGCGTCACCTTGCCGATTGTCGGGATTGGTGCGGCGGCGGTCAAAAGCTCGCTTTCGACCATCGACGCGCAAAGCAAGATGGCGCAGAGCCTTGGCACCTCTACGGCATCGATGCAGGTTTTGGCCCGCGCTGCGGATCGCGCCGGTGTCTCGACCGGCGAGCTTGAGCAGATCGCCCGCCAGCTCACAAAGCGGCTATCCGAGGCCGCCCAGGGCGGCGGCCCGGCGGCAAAGGCGCTCAAGCGTCTGGGGATAAGCGCGCAGAGCCTCGAGGGGCTCAACATGGATCAGAAGATTGCCCGCATTAACAAGGCAATCGAGGAGACAGTGCCCGCGGCGGAACGCGCCGCGGTGGCAACCGCGATTTTCGGTTCCCGCGCCGGCCTGGTGGCCGGCCGTCTGGACGCTTCGACAATCGAGGCGGCGCGCAAGGAAATGGAGCGCTTCGGCGTAACGGTTTCGGAAATCGAGGCTGACCGGGTGGAGGAGGCCAACGACGCGATTTCAAGCCTCGGCCTTGTTGTGCGTGGCCTGGGAAATCAGCTTGCCGTTGCCCTGGCGCCTCTGTTGAAAGGTGCGGCCGAGGTGATCGCAAACGTGGCGGCCGGCTTCAATTCCCTGGGGCCTGGCATGAAAACGGCAATTGCCGGTGTCTTGGCGTTTGCCGCGGCCATCGGGCCGGTGGCTATTGCCCTGCGCGTTGTCACGCTCGGCCTGTCCAGCACGGTGGGGTTGGCGGCCAGTATGGGCGGCGCGGTTCTGACTTTGGCCGGGCACATCGGGGCGTTGATCCGCGCATTCGGCCTCTTGCGCCTGGCACTGATTTCAACCGGAATCGGTGCTCTTGTTGTTGCCGCTGGCGTGCTCGCAAGCTGGTTTATCAAGCTGGTACAGCGCACGGGCGGCTTGGGTAACGCGCTTTCGCTTCTGGGCGATATCGCCGGTGCCGTCTGGCAGGGAATGATTGATTCCGCAAAGGCGATCCCGCCAGGTCTGAAGGCCGTCTGGGCCAGGATGCAGGCGGGTTTCCTTTTCGCTTTGTCAAACATGGCGACGAAGTTTCATGATTTCGTTTGGCGCATCGGCAATGCCGCCAACGAGCAAGGCCTCGAAGGCCTGGGCAAGAGCTTGATGGGCGTGGCCGCGGCCGCGAGCGAAGCATCCGGCACACTGTACCGCGCCGGCGCGGCCGTCAGTGAAAGGGCCAAGGCTTCGATTGGGGATGCCGCGGCAACCATCAAGGCGGCATTCGAGCCGGCCGCGCAACATGTTGCCAAACTGGGTTCCCTCATGAGTGACGCCGCGGACGAAACGGATCAGGCCGCCGCGGCCGCCAGAGACCTCGATACCGCGCTCGATGGTGTTGGCGGTGAGGGCGGCGCCGCCTCGACCGCTGCCAAGGGCCTGAGCAAGGTCAAGGACGAGGCCGAAAAGGCCGCGGAGAAGATGAAAGAGGCTTTCGACAAGGTGGCGGATCGCATCGGTGATGCGATGGCGTCGGCGATTGTCGATGGCAAAAACATGGGCGATGCGCTGCGCGGCGTGTTCAAGCAGATCGCCAAAGACCTGATCGCATCCGGCATTCGCAAGCTGATTGTCGGCCTGTTCGGCGGCCTCTTTGGCGGTGGCGGTGGCGGCGGCGGGGGCGGCCTCTTTGGCGGCTTCCGGGCCGAGGGCGGCCCGGTTGCGGCGGGCCGGGCCTACATCGTGGGGGAGCGTGGCCCCGAGCTCATGGTGCCGGGTGCATCCGGCACGATTGTGCCCAACCACGCCCTTGGCGGTGGCGGCGGATCGATATCGATCAGCGTCACGGTGGACGGCGCGCGGGGAAATGCGGAGATCGAGGAAATGGTGCAACGGGGCGTGCAAGGTGGGCTTGCACAATATGACCGCTTTTTGCCCGACCGGGTGGCGGCGATCCGGCGTGACCCGCGGGTGCGCTACTGATGGCGATCACATTTCCGCTCGGCGCGCCGACCTTCTGGGATGGCCTGCGCATCGCCTCGCTTTCGTTTCGCCTGGGCGAGGCGATGAGCGTTTCGGAAACCGGCGGCGGCGAGGTGCTGGCCGCGCGCATGGGCACCCGGCTCTGGTCGGGTGAGGCCCGCATCCCGCCGGCCGAGGATCAGGATCAGACGCTTGCCCTGATCGACCTGATCCGCCAGCCCGGTGCGCCCTTCATGGTCTATGACCGGCGCCGGGAGTTTGCCCAGGCCGATCCCGATGGCGCGATACAGGGCGCCGCGGTTTGCCGCGTGGCAAGCGTGGCGAGCAACGCCCGCGAAATGACCCTCACCGATCTGCCGTCCGGTTATGTGCTGACGCCGGGCGATCATCTTTCGATTTCCTACGGCTCGACCCCGATCCGGTATTTCCTGGCGCGGGTGGTGACGGGCGGAGCCTTTGTCGGCGCGCCGGCGCAAGTGACCGTCGAGGTGGTGCCGGGCATCCCCGAGGCGGTGGCGGCCGATGATGTGGTGCGGCTGATCCAGCCGATCTGCAAAGCCGTTTATGTGCCCGACAGTTTCAGCGGCGTCTCGCGCGACCTGGTGCTCGACAGCGGCTTTTCGTTCAAGTGGAGGCAAACCCTGCGATGACCTATCCCGTTGTGGCGCGCGGCGCGCTTGCGCTCGAGGTGCTGATCTGGATCGAGGCCAAGCATCGCGAGACCGGGACGCCGCAGGCGATGGGCCTGCATACCGGCCTCGAGGATCGGGCTTTTGTGATCGATGGCGATCAGCGGACATACACCGGCGCCGGGGCCGTGCTCGAGGTGGCCGACCTGGTGTCGCAGGTGGGCCTCGGGGTGCAGATGCAGACCGCGGGCCTGGCCCTTGTCACCGATGAGGTGCAACAGCTCATCCGGGGATATGACGCCCGGCAGGCGCCGGTCGAAATGCACCTCGCGCGCTTCGATCCCGAGACAAACGCCCTGATCGAGATTACCCGCGTTTTCAAGGGCTGGCTCGATGAGGCCACGCTGCGCGAGGGCGTCAAGAATGGCGAGGCCTCGCTCTCGGCCCGCCTGGCAAGTTCCGCCCGCGCCCTGACCCGCCGCGTGCCGCTGCGGCGGTCTGATGAGGCGCACCGCGCGACCCATGCCGGGGATCGGTTCTTTCGCTATGCGGACGTGTCCGGGGCCGTGGGTGTCTGGTGGGGCATGAAGCGCGGCGGCGGCAAGGGCGGGGGTCAGTCGTTTGCCGAGAAGCTGGCAGGCATTTCGTCCCGCTTGGAAAACCGGGGGGGCACGGCCGATGGTTGAGCGCCGCAAGGATTGGCGGCCGCGCCTGGCCGCATATCTCGGGGAGGTTGCCCGCCTGCGGTTCCGGCCCGGCGAGCATGATTGCGCCCTGTTCGCGGCCGGGGCCGTCGAGGCCATGACCGGCACCGACCTGGCGGCGGGGTGGCGCCGCACCTATCGCACGCTCGAGGATGGCCTCGCGCTCCTGGCGCAGGAGGGGCACGGCGATCATGTGGCGCTTGCCGCCGCGCACCTCGAGGAGGTCGCGCCGATCCGCGCCCAGGTGGGCGATGTGGCGGCCGTGCGTGAAGGCGAGGCGCTGGCCCTGGGGATCGTGCAGGGGCCGTCAATCTATGTGCTGCGGCCCTCGGGCCTGGGCCTTGTGCCCCTGACAGATGCAGAAAGGGCGTTCCGCGTATGATCCGCCTCAATATCCTTGTTCTGGCGCTGGCCTTCCTGGTGGTGGGCGCCGATCCGGCCGCGGCCGAGCCGGTCAGTGCGGCGATTGCCGCGGTCGGCTCCTGGTTTGCCGGCCTGAGTGTCGTCGGTCAGGCGCTTGTGCGGCTGGCCGTGGGCCTTGTCCTGTCCAAGCTGACGCAGGCCAAGCTCAAGACGCCCGAGGCGGTGGGCGGCCTCAAGACCGAGGCCACGCTCACCGGGGGCGACAATTCCGAGGGTTTCGTGCTGGGGCGCTATGCCACCGCCGGCGCCTTTGTCGCGCCCCCCCTGAGCTGGGGCACGCGCCGCGCGCAACTGGTCTATGTGATCGATCTCGGCCTGCCGGGGCAGGCGGTTTCCGGCATCTATGTCAACGGCGAGCGCCAGGCGTGGAGCGGTGTGCAGGACGCGGACGGCAGGGGTGAGAAAAACGAGGGCGGCGCATATTCCGGCCGCATCTGGCGCCACCTCTATGACGGCACGCAAACGCAGGCCTCGCCCTATCTCCTCGCCCACCTGGGCGGCGATCCAGATTTCCCCTGGACCCCCGACATGGTGGGCAAGGGGCGATCCTATGCGATCATGACGTTTTTCCTGGACAAGGGCGACAAGGCGCGATTTTCCGGCCTGCCGACCGTGCTTTTCGAGATCGAGGGCCTGCCGCTTTACGACCCGCGCAAGGATGGCAGCGCGGGCGGTTTCGGGGCGCATCGCTGGAATGACCCCGCGACCTGGGAGCCGACTGAAAACCCGGCCGTGATGATCTACAATATCCTGCGCGGGATCGCCTTGCCGAACGGGGCCACCTGGGGCGGGCGCGCCACGGCCGAGGATTTGCCCCTGGCGACCTGGGCCGCGGCGATGAATGAATGCGACCTGTCCGTGACCGTCGAGGGCGGCGGCACCGAGCCGCAATATCGCGCCGGCACCGAGGTGCGCGTGGCGCAGGATGAGCCGGCGCAGGTGATCGAGGATCTTCTGGCATCCTGTTCGGGTGAGCTGGTCGAGGAGGGGGGCACCTGGTATATCCAGATCGGCGCGCCCGCCCTGCCGTCCTATTTCTTCACCGATGAGGACGTGGTGATCTCTCGCCCGCAGGAGCTCGACCCGTTCCCCGGCCTGGCCGACACGACCAACGCCGTGGCGATCACCTATCCCGAGCCGGTGATGGCCTGGCAGACGAAAGAGGCGCCGACCGTCCTGCGGCCCGATCTCGAGCTCGAGGACGATGGCCGCCGGCAGATCGCAAGCCTGCCCCTGCCGACCTGTCCGCACGCGATCCAAGCGCAGCGCCTCGCCAAGAGTTACCTCGAGGATGCCCGCCGGTTCCGGGTGCACCGGCTGACCCTGCCGCCGGATGCGGCGCATGTGCCGCCGCTTTCAACCGTGGCCTGGACCAGCGCCCGCAACGGCTATGCGGCCAAGCTGTTCGAGGTGCAAAAGAAACAGGTGCAACTGCGCACGCTCCTGACACAGGTGGCCGTGCGCGAGCGCGACCCCGGCGATTACGATTGGAGCGCCGCGGATCAACTGCCCTATGACGTGCCCCCGGCCACGGTCACGACGCCCGAGCCCTACGCGCTCGAGGGGCTTTCGGTTGTCGCCGGTGCGATCTCTGACGGCACCACGGGCCGCCGCCCGGCGGTGATCGCGACCTGGACCGAGGACGGCGCCGGGGGCGTCGATTACGAGGTGAGGCTTTCCGGCGGCGAGGTGATCGCCCAGGGCCGCGCCCCGGCCGAGGCCGCGCGCCTGGTGGTGGCCGAGGGCGTTCTGCCGGCCACCGATTACGAGGCCCGCCTGCGCCCCGCCGGCGAGGAGGAGCTCTTTGACTGGTCCGATTGGCTCGAGGTCACGACGCCCGATCTGCGCCTGACCGAGGCCGACCTGGCCGATACCCTTGCGGGCAAGATCGATGAGGCCCTTGACCGCCACGACGCGGCGCTTGCCGATGCAACCGGCGTGATTGCCGAGCTACGGGACGCGGCCATTGCCAGCTTTGGCCCGCTCGACCGCCCCACCGCCCTGGCCGACGATATCCCCCGGCTCGAGACCGGCCTCGAGGAGGCTTATCAGCGGCTCATGGGGCTGGAATGGGCGCAGTTCGGCACCAACAAGACACTGGCCGGCGCGGGCATCTTTGTGGACAGCGAGACCGGCGCGGTGCGGATCGCCGCATTCGAGCGCGCGGAGGCCCGCGTCTCGAATGTCGAGATCAACCTCTCGGCCGTCGAGGCGGCGCTCGAGCTCAAGGCAACGGTGGCCTATGTCAACGACACGGTGAGCCAGGCGATTTCCGAGGCGGTGCTCGACCCCTCTCAAATCCCGCTTCTCGATGATCTCGATCTGCGCATCACGGATGCAGAGGTCAGGCTCGACGCGGCCGAGGGTACGATCACCACGCTGACCGATACCCTGACGGTGGCGGGCGGCCTTGTCAGCATGACCACGGTCACGCAGGAGCTCGACAGCCTGCAAGGCCAGATCAACCAGCGCGTGACAACCGCCACGTTCGACGGGCTCGAGGACCGCGTGACCACGGCCGAGGGCAGTCTCACGGCGCTGGGGGATACGGCGGCGATTGCCGATGCGGTCGAGGTGACGCGCCAGCTTTACGACGACAGCGCCGACGACACGCAGCGCCGGATTGCCGATCTCTGGGACCGCTGGACGGGCGACGAGGCCGTGCGCCGTGCGACAGCACAGGGCCGCCGCGATCTCTCGGCGCGGGTGGATGCTGGCCTCGCGGCCGAGGCTTCCGAGCGGCTGGCGCTCAAGGCCGCGCAGGAGGCCACGGCCGCCTCGCTGGTGGAGGAAAGCACGGCACGAGCCGCAGAGGATGAGGCGCAAGCGGGGTTGATCGCCTCGCTGCAAGCGACCCTGACCGGCGCGCAGGGCGAGATCACGGTCAACGCGGGCGCGATCTCTGGCCTCGACACGCGGGTGACGGCGGCCGAGGGCGAGATCACTTCGCAAGCCTCCTCGATCACCTCGCTGCAATCCGGTGTCGCTGCAGCCCAGGGGGCGGCCGATGCGGCGCAAGCGGATGCGGACGGCAACGCCACGGCGATCTCTGGCCTCGACACGCGGGTGACGGCAGCCGAGGGCGAGATCACCTCGCAAGCTTCCTCGATCACCTCGCTGCAATCCGGTGTCTCCGCAGCCCTCGAGGCGGCCGATGCGGCGCAAGCGGATGCGGACGGCAACGCCACGGCGATCTCTGGCCTCGACACGCGGGTGACTGCGGCCGAGGGCGAGATCACCTCGCAAGCTTCCTCGATCACCTCGCTGCAATCCGGTGTCTCCGCAGCCCAGGGGGCGGCCGATGCAGCGCAAGCGGATGCGGACGGCAACGCCACGGCGATCTCTGGCCTCGACACGCGGGTGACGGCGGCCGAGGGCGAGATCACCTCGCAAGCCTCCTCGATCACCTCGCTGCAATCGGATGTTGGCGACAACAGCGCGGCGATCACGAACCTGCAAAACACCAAGGTGGACGGCGCGGGCGCGGTCTCGGCGGTCGAGGCAACGATCTCGGCCGAGTATGCCAGTCTTACCGCGATGGCCTCGGCCACCGCCTTTGCCAAGGCCCAGGCGGATGGCATCGCGGCCGGCTATGTCTGGCGGCTGAACGGGCAAAACCTGATCGAGCTGGTGAGCGTGTCAGAGGGCACAAGCGGCCCGGTGAGCACCTACAAGATCGCGGCTGATTATGTCGAGATCACCGGGGTTGCCCAGATCAAGACCGCGGTGCTGGATGAGCTATTTGCCGATAGTATCGTGACGGGGCGGCTGGAAGTGACCGGCGAGCTGATCGTGCCCGGCGCGGTTTCGGATCAGATTGTGATCGAGGCTCTGCCATCGACAAGCATCAACGGAAACAGCCCCATCGTCACCACGGCCCAAATTCCGCAAGCTGCTGCGCAATTGTGGATCGTCGCGGCGGCATTGGAAGTCAGGACCGACGACGCCGGAGGGGTGGATGAGGTTTATCTGCAAGGCCGCGCGAAAGTTGGCGGGGTTTGGTCTGGCTGGGAAACACTGAGCGGCCCGTTTCCGGTCAGCACCGCGTTCACGCCTATAGGGCTTTCGAGCTTGTTCGTGCGCCTCGGGACGGATGTCCAGTTTCGGATTTTCTACAATTCCGTGAACGACGGCGATTATCAAAATCTTGTGCTGCGATGCCAGGCGGTTCTGAAATGACCGGCCGGCCGCACATGACCCTCTGTAACTGAAATAGGAGAACGCAATGGCCTGGTATAAGACCGGGACCGTATCGGTCACGAATGGCAGCGCCACGGTGACGGGCAGCGGCACCGCCTGGGTGGCTAATGCCCGCGTGGGGCAGGCCTTCGCCCTCGAGGGCGCGGGCGAGCAATACGAGATCACCGCGGTGGTAAGCGACACCGAGCTGACGATCTCGCCGGCCTACCTGGGCAGCACGCAGAGCGGCCAGGCCTATGCCATCATTCCAGTGGTGGGGTTTTACCGGCAGGCCTATGACGCCCTTGCGGCGGCGGTCGCGCAATGGTCGAGCTATGCCGGCACGGTGCTTTCGGGCCTGTTCGGGGACGGCACGGCGGCGGCGCCTGGTATTGGTTTCGAGGACGAAACCAATACCGGGTTTTTCCGCAAGGCCGCGGGCCAGCTCGGGATTGCCACGGGCGGCGTGCAGCGTGCGCTCCTCTCCTCGGCCGCGTTGCAAGTTGACGTGCCCCTGACAGGCACGGCCGTGACCCAGAGCGCGACCGATGCCACCGCCGGGCGCCTCCTGAAGGTCGGTGATTTCGGGATTGGCGAGGATGCCGGCCCGGTGGTGGCGGACCTGGACGCGCACGACCTGTCGGGTTTCTACTTTGCCTATGGCGGCCAGCACGCGAGCGCCCCGGCCGGCACGAACCCGTTTCCCGATTTGGGCGGCGCCTTTGGCCTCATGGCGGGCACCGGGACGATTGGTGCGGCCACGGAATACCTTTGGCAGGTTGCCATCCTCTACAGCCCCTCGGCGCCGGTCATGAAGTTCCGCAGCAAGGCGACCACCTGGACGGATTGGGAAGAGGTTTATTCGAACGGCAACCTGATCGGGACGGCCAGCCAGAGCGGCGGAACCCCGACCGGCTCGATCTTTGAGAAGGGCAGCAACGCCAACGGCAATTACATCCGCTATGCGGACGGCACGCAAATTTGTGATGTGCGCCTGTCGTCCGACAGCGCCGGGGCTGTGACCTGGACTTTCCCCGCGAGTTTTGCCGCCGCCCCGCAGGTCGGCGCGACGCCGAACCAAGACCAAGCGCGCTTTGCCACCACCACGGCCGGCGCGGTCGGATCGGTCAATTTCTCGGTGTGGAACACCGCGCAAATCCGGCTTGATGCGATCTCGACTTCCTTGATCGCTATCGGCCGCTGGTACTGAGGAGGCAGGAATGCAGATCACACTTTCCCCCGTCCGCCGCGAGGGGCGGCCGACCTTCGAGCGCCTTGGCGATGCCCTGGTGATCGATGGCGAAACCTTCGATTTCTCGGGCGTGCCCGAGGGCGCGCAGCTTCCTGCCGAGGCGGTGGCATCGGATTGGCTCGCCGGCCCGGTGACGCGGATCGCCGGCGAGCTGCACCTCGCGCTCGCGCTCTCGCACGGCGCCAACGCGCCGCATGAAACGCTTTTTCCAGATCCGGTGCAGGTCGCCAGCGATGGCGCCGTGCCACTGCCGCCCTATGACGCGACCGCACCCGAGGAGGCAAGCGCATGAGTGTTGACCTGTCCAAGCTGGTAACGGCCGAGGAGCTGGCCGCCCAGGCCGCAGCCCGCCGCGCGAATGCGATCAAGGCCGAGGTGCAGGCCCGCATCTTCGCGGTGGTCGATCAGAACACTCAGGCCAGCCTCTTGGCCGCGATGGTGGCCGGCGCTCTGACCTCGGCCGATGAGACCACCTTTGCCGATGGGCAGGCCTGGATCGAGGCGACAAAGCAGGCCGGCCGTGATGCGGTATCCTCGGGCGATGATCCGATCTGGCCCGCCGTGCCCGCCGGCGTGGCCGAGCTTGCGGCGCAGTTCTGACAATGCCGCCCCGCACCAATGAGGAGCTGGCGGCGGCCGCCGCGATCCTCGCCGCTGCCGAGGAGCCGCCCGAGCTGACCCCGGCAGAGATCAAGCGCCTCAAGAGGATGGCGCAGGACGATGCGCGGGCGGAATGGGCGTGGTCTATCCTGCGCCGCTGGCTGATCGCCCTTGGCGCGGTGGCGGCCTTTGTCGTCGCCCTGAAAAACGATCTCCTCGAGCTCTACAAATGGATTTCCGCGCTCTTGTCGCGGTGATCACCTGGGCCTCGATCCGCGCCGCCTGGCTCGGGACGGGGCTGCGGGCGCCGCTCTGCGCAATTGCGTGGGAGCTGCGCGCCCTGCCCGGCTGGCGGGCCTGGGTCTGGTGCGCGGATCGCGCCCTCGCCTGGTTTGAAACCGACCATTGCCGGCGCTCGGCCGGCCGACATTTCCCACAGGAGTGACACATGGCAAATCTGCCCTGGAAGGGCGCGGCTCGGCCGCGCTCTGCACATGTCATGCGCGCGGCCGCCACGGCCCTGCGCTGCGAGGAGGCCGCGATCCGCGCGGTTTTCGAGGCCGAGGCGGCCGGCGCGGGCTTTCTGTCCGATGGTACGCTCAAGCGGCGGTTTGAACCGCATCACATGCCCGGCAGCGCGATGGGCTGGCGCGAGGCGTTCAAGATCAAGCCGGGCCGGCGCGAGGCGCTTTTCCTCGAGGCTTTCGACCGCGACCCCGAGGCCGCCCTGCGCGCGACCTCCTGGGGCCTGCCGCAGATCATGGGGTTCAACCACGCGGACGCGGGTTTTGGATCGGCGCGGGAAATGGTCAAGGCGATGGCGCAAGGCGAGGATTTCCAGATCAGCGCCTTTACCGCCCTTGTGATCGCCTGGGGTCTCGATAGCGCGATCCGCGCGCATGACTGGCACGAGTTTGAACGGCGCTACAACGGTGGCGGCCAGGGCGGCGCCTATGCCCGCAAGATGGAAAAGCTCTATCGCAAGCATTCCGGCCGGGCCTCGGCCGAGGTGCTGCGCCTGGGTAGCTCGGGCGCCAATGTCACCCGCTTGCAGGCGGCGCTCGGGATCGTGGCCGATGGCGATTTCGGCCCGGCCACCAAGGCCGCGGTCGAGGCTTTCCAAACCAAAGCGGACTTGCCGGCCGATGGCATCGTGGGTGCGCGCACCTGGGCCGCGCTCGAGGCCGCCGGGACCAAGCCGGCCAAGGTGCAGGCAACGCCCGGCGATGCGCTTCTCGACCGGGCCGAGGACGCGCTGCGCAAGGGCGGCCTCGGGGCCGGCGCGGGCTTCACCGGGCGCGATCTCCTCGACAGGGTGCCGCAGGGCGCCATAGAGGCCTTGACCTATGGCGCGGTGGCCCTCGCCCTCCTCTACGCGCTCACGCTCATCCTGCGGCGCCTGCGGAGGGCTGCGCGATGATCCGGGCCGGTGCCGCGCTTCTCGCGCTTGCCCTCCTCGCCGGCTGCGGTGCCCTGGGCAAGCTGCCCGGCCTCGGCGGCCCGAACGTGGCCGCCAATGTCCAAGCCGGCGCAGAGCCGCGGCAGGCGGTGATCGCCGGGGGCGACACGCGCCTGACCGTCACCCGGCCGCAGGCGCGCGATATCGAGCTGATCGAGCGGGATCAGGGGGTGCGTACCGAGCGGGTGGAGCGGCTCGAGATCAGGCACGATGCGCCGCTTTGGGTCTGGCTCCTGGTGGTGGTGCTCTGCGGTCTGGCGGCCGTGCAGGCGGGCATGTCGCTGGACGATTACCTCGACCGGCGCCGGGCGCGCCGGCGCCCTGGGGGCTGACGGTGCCGGGGCGGTGCTTTTTTCGGTCTATCGCGTGCCGTTACAGACGGGCCGATGGCGACGGAGTTGGCGTGCTCTGCGAGCCACTCTGCAGGCAAAGTACCCGCACCGACCTAGATAGGGTCCGGCAGTGTGTGCGTGAGATTGGCTGTAAATGAGCCTGAGCGGCAATCTCTACGGTATGAACAAGCGGAATGCAGAGCCAACCAAGAAAGCCAGATAGCCCCATCCCAAAATTAGCATGAGGGCAAGCTGCAATCGACGGAAACGAGGTGGTCGTTGGTTGGCGTTGGCCGGGCGACCACCTCGAACTTGCATTGCATCCAAATGCAAAGGGACTTGGTTTCTTGCCATGCTTGGAACCTACACGCTCAAGGTTAATCCACAGTTAACTCTGTACGGACGGTGCCTCAACTACTTCTTAAGTTCGAACCACCTACGCTCAAGTTGTCTACAACATTTTGGGTTCTAGCTATGCGCGATCATTCTTGGCTGCTTGAAGTCCTTTCCGACGTCGAACTGTATGCGCGGGGTAACGACTTACCCGATTTGGCTGAGGCGCTTCCCGCCGTGAGAAAGCTGGCCAAGCGCGAGATTGCGGCCATTCCACCACGGAAGTCTGGGGGCTTCCCTATGAAGGGAGAAAATTTTGTAGTCATCGCAGATACTGGAGAGCCGGGGCCCCCGTCTCGATACAAAGTGCGCGCGCGCGATTGACGGATTGTCTATGCCAGACCGGATTCGCCGATGCGGGCGAAGAGCAGTAGTTTGCTGCGTCCTGTACGAACGACAGCACAGTGAGTAGAAATTTTAGATTTCCTACAGTTTGTTTGCGGATCGGCAAGGTCAATTTGTTCACGCCTGCGCTACTCTTCGGTTCCGTTTTGTTCACAATCTTCAAGGTGGAGTTGGTGCTTTCCGTAGCGTGATGCAATTTGAGTTTTTACGGGCCGCGTTCATTTTTTATTAGAGAAACTGGAAAGGTTGCGAATATTTTCGATTTATTTAGCCCAACCTCGGTATCCTGGGTTTTTGATGTATGCGATTCGGCGAGTGGTGTTGATTAGTCTTCCGGGGATGCGTTCGCCAAGGCTCAAGATGTAGACGCCCAAGCAAAACCTTTTCCGGTTTCCAGATCTCAAATATGATTGAACTGCACGTAAAAAACCTTCTTGCTCCGCCTTGGTGAAATTTAGTAGGCCGAAGGCGAAGAACCCGTTGTTGGCTTCGCAAATTTGTTTATTCTTTGACATCACTTTGGATATGTAAGCGGATGGATTTGATTTTGGCCGGCTGTCCGGGCTCCAGGTTAAAGTGCGTGGAAATTTGACCTCAATAAATAGTTTACTCCTTGCGTCATATTTAAGGAAGAGGTCGGGGTTTTTTCCTTTGCCTTCTTCTAGAAAGCTTATATTGTTTTTTTCGCTAAATAGCATTTCGGCAACATGGAATGAAAAGATCGTGTGGAAAAAACTGTCACCACTTCCAAGCATTTCGCGCGCGAACTCCTCATATCTAGGATGGTGGCGCCACGCTTGATCCATGTGGGTTGTGTAATCTAAGATTGACAGAGCAACTGCCTTATTCATGTCATAGTTTGTTTTTGCCGCATTTTCAACACTCCAAATTAGTGGCTCCTCCAGGAATCCTGACCGTTTTTGCGCTTTGAAGCGACTTAATCTGCTTCGGAGATCGGATTCAGCCCTTCCAGTCAGCTGGCAGTATCTATGTAATATTCCTTGGCGGTGATGCTTGAGGTTGGTTGGTTGACGCGGGCGGACCTTGTTCAGAATATCATCGACAGCCTTATCGGATATCAACGAGACTTGGGTAGATATCTCTACGATGCCTCCTAATCTGTATTCCTCACCCTCAAAATAGCCTACTCGACTAGGCTGCAGGATGTCTCCTGGTGAAGGAAGAGGGGTTGCATTGACTGTAGAACAATTTGGGCAGCGCATTTTTACGCCAATCAAGCAGCCTTCAACATAGCCCTCCACGAGAGGTGCCGCACAACTTTTGCATGCAAGCACTGCCGTTTCGTTTTTGTCCTTGTTCTTGAAGTAGAGTGTTCCGTTCTTTTCAATGTCTTGTTGAGTTTTTACGAACATGGTTCAAGGTGCCTTGTGCTCTATGGGAAGGTATCAATGATGCTGTTGATAGAAGTACCCGAAAGGTTCGTTGAGATGAAGTGGCGCAATTCTGTGAGTTTATACATGCCGACCGTGAGTGCGAGGTTTCCCCAGTGACGCCCTGGCTTAGGAAATGTGCCGCTGCGTGACGCTAACAACAGTCATTGGCATTTGTCCTTGACAAAGAAGACGTTCGACCCGTGCCCGTGAGTGTCCGGTTTTGCACCGCCCTGTTTGTACCTCGGCCCCATTAAGCTGCCAGACAGGAGACCGCTTCGGGCCGACACCGGTCATCCGCTGTGCCTGGCAAGAACGTCCGCACAGGGCCGGAAGCGTCGGTGCCCTTGGCCAAGGTCGTCGGCCCTGGCCACTGAGTTGCCGCAAGTCTGTTTGTGTCCAAGGTTGACCAAGCCGTGCCGCATTCATCGCAAGGAGCGGAAGTTCTGCCCCAGTTCGATGCTTCGCGTTGCACCCATTGGCGGATTGTGACACTAAGTGTGCGGTTTGTGGAGAGTTCAGCGTTGAAAGGCGGTTTTATGTCAAGAAAAGGTGGTTTTTGGCTGGGGCTTTTGTGTGCAGCAATTGTCGCTGGGTGCGGAGTATCATCTGATACCGTTCGCCTTGACGGTGTGGTGCGACCAGAGACTTCGCCAAATCAAGTTCAACGCCTGACAATTCCTCCAAGCCAACCCCATAAAATCGTGGCTCGCATTCAAGTCGGACCAGACTCGCTTGTAAGCGACTACGAAGGACAAACCGAGGAGCTTGTTCGGCTAGCGTCCCAGTTGGGTGCGGATGGAGTGATATTGGATTATAGATCACGAGCCGGTGCATATGTGGCGGATGGCGCTGGGTATCTTGGGGAAAGTAAATTTACCGCCGGACAGGCATTTATTTGGCTTGAAGACTGATTTTGGATATTGGCGTCGAAGCCTTTGGACTAATTGCAGCGAACGCCCGAAAATTCCGCACACTGTGAGTTCGAACTGCCCTCGATTTTGCAAGTGCGGCGATTGGCCGGTCCGGTGAAGCTGCGATGCGGCGCATGATCTCGCAGCCAAGGTCGGCTCTGGGCCGCAAGCGACGCGCGCCGGAGATTGCCGGGCGCGACCTCTGCTGCAACGCCGCAGGTCCGCTTCGAGCCCAGTTTGATCGATGCTGCGGTCCTCACGAAGGTCTGCTATGGTTGCGTTGAAGATTAGGGTCCACACCCGAAAATTGAATCGGAGATTAGATTGGATTGGGAAGCACTACCCGAAGACGTTGTCGACTGGGTCAGAATGATAATGCGTGCATGCAATGATGAGGTGACCGAAAGGCTGGTGAACCAACCCAATATCCGGGAACCTTCACTGGACGATGCCTTTATCAACAACGTTTCACGCTTCGCAGCCCCGAAGGCTCTGCCTTCAGGCGCCATCGTGATGCTTGAGGTACACAATATTGGTGGTCTACGGCAATTTCGGAAATGGGAACTGGCGGATATTGCCTTTGTGGTCCATGTTTCCATGTTTGGAAAACCTCTGGAGCAGAAGATTGGCCTATTGCAATCCAAGCGCCTTTATCCTGAAAACTATGATGTCGATGAAGATGATCCGATATCGTTCCGGTTGGGACTGAATGGCTTGATCGAGCCACACTCGGGAAATTCGCTATCTAAGCTTAAGAGAAAATACGAATTTCTACCCAGCTCCAGGTACAACGCCATCCAAAATCCAGACGAACAACTAGAAAGGATCAACGAGTTTCACGATCAGTTTGACGAAGCTGTTTTCTACCTCTTGTACAATCCAAGCATTATTCCGTTTGAAACCACTCTTCCTGCAACAACTTTTCAACATGTCAGCATGCCACTGGAAGGTGCTAGGGTGGTGCGCAGCATGTCCATAGAGCAGGCACTCAAACTTGAAAGCAGTGGCTCAAAAGGGCCCTCGATTTCTTCCATAAAAAAGACTTCAGGCACTGAGTATTGGCGGTTGGAGCATTGGGTGGCCGATCTTCTACTACGTTGCAAAGTTGGGCGGCGGTATGATGCAAGTGATGCTGAGTTGATAGATCGATTGGTCTATAGGAGGTCTGGTCCAATCGGAGCAGCAATACGCGTGAACATTGATCTGCCTGAAGGAATTGAGATCTAG